AAGCGTTCAGAGAAATACAATGCGGTTGTAGTGTCCTGGACTGACCCCGACAACGGATGGGAGCAGGTGAAAGAGTACGTTTCCGACGATGAGATGATAGCCAAAGGGAACTACAACGAAACCACTCTGGAGGCGTTTGGCTGCACCTCTCGCGGACAGGCATGGCGGGCAGGTAAATGGCTGCTGGAAACAGCAAAGCGTGAAAGCAGCAGACTGTCTTTCCAGATGGCACGCGATGCTATCCACTTCACGCCGGGTGATATCGTTGAGGTCATGGATAATGACTACGCAGGAACTCGCCTCGGGGGGAGAATTGTTTCTCATTCCGGGAGGGTGATAACGGTTGACGCGGTTGATTCCTCGGTAGTAACGGACGGCTCCACTATGTCGATTATGGGGAGGGACGGAAAGTTCTCTCGCTATGAGATTGATGGCGTTAACGGAAACAACGTCACACTCAAAAACGAACCTGAATGGGTGAGGGCGGGAACTGTATTTGCCATTTCAACCGCAAGCGTTGCGATTCGCCTTTTCCGGATACTGAGCGTTGCCGAAACGGAAAACAACTCCGTATACAGCATAACGGCCTCATTGCACGACCCCAACAAACAGGCCATCGTTGACGAGGGTGCAGTGTTTGAAGTTCCCAGCGATACGCTGAACGGCTACCGCGTGCCTAACGTGGAAAACCTGCGAATCCTGAACACAAACACCGAGACCGTCCAGGTTACAGCAACGTGGGAGACGGCAACCACTACTAAAAAGCTGGTGTTTGAGCTGTACATCTACAGTGCTGATGGGAAGCTGGTATCTCAGTACGAAACTGACCAGTTCCGGTATGAGTTTTACGGCCTTGCTGCCGGTAGCTACACGCTCGGCGTTCGTGGGCGCAATGAAAACGGGATGAAAGGCGCCGAAACTCAGGTGAGTCTTATTATAGGCGCGCCAAAGGCTCCTAACTCCGTTCAGTGGATACCTGGCCCACTTCAGGCCACTTTAGTTCCGGTCATGTCTGTTACTGCCACATCTGATACTTCTTTTGAATTTTGGTACGCAGGTGAGACTCCGATTCCATTGTCCGACGACATTGAGAATAAAGCTCAATTCCTTGGCCGTGGCAATCAGTGGACCATCCAAAAACTTAAGTTTGACCATGTTTATTACGTTTATGTTCGAACTCGTAATGCATTTGGCGTTTCAGGATTTGTAGAGGCTTCTGGAAAACCAACGGACGACTTCAGTGATATCACCGATGCAATCCTGGAGGAGATTAAAGAGACTGATACGTTCAAAGACATGATCGAGAACGCGGTAGACAGCAGCGGAAAACTGGCAGAACTGGCTGATGCAATCAAAGAGAACGCAGACGGCCTTGCTGCTGCGGTTGGCTCGAACAAGCAGACCGCTGAAGCAATCATCGGAAACGCGCTGGCTATTGCCGATGTTGTCGTGCGCCAGACAGCCCAACAGGGCGCTAACTCTGCGACCTTCGAACAGCTCCGGGAGGTGATCGCCACTGAGACAGAGGCTCGCGTCACGGATGTTACCCGTCTTGAGGCAAAAACTGAGCAGAACGAGGCGGGAATTACCGAGGTAAGGCAGGCTCTGTCAGATGAAACGCAGGCGAGGGCGACAGCTGTCGACCAGCTTACTGCGAGTACTCAGGTCATTTCTGATAAAGCTGATTCGGCTTCGAGTAAAGCTGACGCTGCATCAGGTAAGGCAGATGCGGCTGAACAAGCCAGCTCGCAAAATACCGCTGATATCACCACGTTGCGACAGGTTGTCACCGACACGACTTCATCAATGGCATCCCGCCTGGAGGAGCTGGGAGCAAGAACCGATACTGCCAGCGGCGGCATTCAGAATAACGCTATCGCGCTAATAACGAGTACGCTGGCGCAGGTTAATCAGCGGATGACACTCAGCGCGCAGTACGGTGACAGTAAGGCCAGCATCGATCGCATTGACAGCGCCATGGCAAGCGACAGGGAGGCCACGTCGAGTTCACTGCTGAGGTTGGAGACGGATGTCAACGGCAACAAAGCATCCATCAACAGCCTGAACCAGACGTTCTCGAATTATCAGCAGGCCACGGCCACGCAGATAAACGGCATCACGGCGACCATCAACGGGCACACTTCAGCGATCAGCACTAACGCTCAGGCGATAGCAAACGTTAGTGGTGACCTGAAGGCGATGTACAGCATCAAGGTTGCCGTGGACGCGAATGGAAAGCAGTATGCCGCCGGAATGGGGATCGGTGTAGAAAACACTCCATCGGGCATGCAGTCGCAGGTGCTATTCCTGGCGGATCGCTTCGCCGTCATGGCGCAGGCGGGGGGAGCGGTTACACTGCCGTTCGTTATCCAGAACGGGCAGGTGTTTATCCGGGAAACCTTCATTCAGGACGGCACCATGGGCAACGCCAAGATTGGCAACTACATCCAGTCCAATAACTATGTCGCTGGCTCAGTCGGATGGAGGCTGGATAAGGGCGGTACGTTTGAGAACTACGGTTCGACAGCTGGTGAGGGGGCAATGAAACAGACAAACCAGACAATCAGCGTGCGGGATTCCAACAATGTGTTGAGGGTGCAGATCGGGAGAATCACGGGCACATGGTAACGGGAGGCCTCTTACGGGGCCTCTTTTTTTCAGGAGAACTGGATGGCGGAATATGGTGTTCAGACATGGGACGCATCAGGCAAGGTAAACAACTATGGCGTTAAGCCTGTCAGCGTTTGTGGCTATCTCCAGCTGGCCCAGAACCAGAAAACAGGCTCTTACACCGTAGCGCTTCCACCGGGTTGCAGGCTGACCTATTTTCAGAGCATGAACGGCGATCAGTTTGGTACGAGTCGGAGGAAGATCACCATTTCGGGGGGAACAGCAACAGTGTCAGCAGCAGGCGATACCGACTACTCAGCAGGGACTGAGCCTGCGGCAGCGGCTTATCTCATTTTCCAGATCGAGAGGGCATAAATGGCGGAGTATGGCGTTTTACTGACGACCACGAGCGGGGAAGTATGGGTGACCGCGAACAGCTCGCCAATCGCTCTTCAGGCGCGAAAGACAGCGGCACTTCAGGGAACATCGGGGTTCAATACCAAAGTGACGCACACATTCCCCGCAGGCCAGCCTGTTGTCGCCTTCGTTCATTGCACGGTTGAGGTCGAAATCACTCAGACGATAAGCGGGAACACCATCACGATTGATTTTCTCAGACCGAATGCAACCGGCACAGCGTACGTTTATTTTTTCTCTATTTTCCCGCAGACAAAGCCAGACTACGGGCTGGCTGTGTGGGATGCATCAGGGACGCTGATTTTAACAAACGAAACGCGCACGCTGAGCGATGTTGTCACCCTCGGTAACGCCGGGGTGGATGGCAGCTCAGGATACAACATCAATACAACTCTGGCGGGGAAGTGGGCCTGTATGCCTGCCATGCTGGGGTTAATTACCGGGGTTATATCGGCTGGCGGTCAGCCGCAGCCATACTCGGCCATATACAAGAGCATGGCAAAACTTGAGGGAAGCAATACGCGGATATTCGCCAGGCCGCAGACAACCCCCGGCGGCAACCTTCAGAACGTTACGTATTCGAATCTGAGGAACGTGATTATGGCCATTAACTGCGCCAATTATGATTGATCGTTTTGAACGATCAATTTCGAATAATTGATCTACCAAATCAATTATATCCATTTGATTCATATTGTTATTGTGTAGCTTCATGAATGCCCTGGGATATAACCACTATGAAAAATATGATTCTTTGCCTGGCGGTAGCGGTATTGCTCTCGGGTTGCGCTGGCGTTATTGAGAAGCAGCAACCAGTATGCACCGGAACAGCCCTGGTTGGCGGACAGGAAAGCAGCGTCCAGATCTACGGAGTCCGCAAGCAAAATAATCAGACGCAGTACCGTGCCGGTTATCCCTTTAACTGGTCATGGGTGAGCGCCAACACGTTCACCAGCACCACCTGTCACTAACCCATTCAGTTTTGAACAAACCCCGCTCCGGCGGGGTTTTTTATTGCCTGGAGAAAACATGATTTATACCACTGGCACTATCGCCATCAGCGGAAACACCCTTACAGGTACGGGAACAAACTTCACTGCAGCTGGCTCGCTGATTCGTAACGGCTGTACCGTCATCGCGCTGACCAGCCCAGCGCAGGTTTTCCAGATCACCGTTATCGGCGGCGCAACCTCTCTCACCGTTACGCCAGCTGCTAACCCTGCAATCCCTGCTGGAACCAAATATGCCATTCTTCTGAGCGACAGCCTTAGCGTTGACGGTCTGGCGCAGGACATCGCTGAAACCTTCACGATGTATCAGCGCTACATGAGCGGGTTTGCGGATGTGATGAACGGGACATCTGATGTCACCATCACTATCAATGGCACTGCCGTTACCGTGCCAGGTCAAAAATCGCTGGCCAAGAAAGGTGCTAACAGTGACATTACGAGCCTAAGTGGTTTAACAACGGCTCTGAGCATCGGGCAGGGTGGTACTGGTGATAAGACTGCCGCCGGTGCGCGAACAAACCTTGGCTTAGGAACAGCTGCAACAGCTAACACTGCCACAGGCGTTATGGACCAAACTGCAGGATCGCTTGTAAGAAATCGTGATTTTGGTATCGGCGGTAATTCTGGTGCCGGGGAAGGTATTCCTATCGGTAGTTTTGGTAACAATGCGAACTACATGGCGTTGAATGGCTGGTACGGTGGAGCGGGTTCAAGTGCAACAAATCACTTTGATGGATTCTCTCCGTTGTTCACAATGTGTAGATTTTCTGGTGGTTTTATTGGCCAGATTCAGATCACTAATACAGGCAGAATGGGTGTACGTGGTGGTTCTGGAGCAACGACGTCAAACCAGGGAACATGGACGCCATGGTATGAAGTTTACAGCACTGGTAATACGACAAAAGCCAGTGACGGTACACTTAAAGCAGCATCTCCTGTGGCTCGTATTGTTCAGTCGAAGGAGGCGAACCAGCGAACCGATCTCTATGAAGATGGTTTCTCATGGTGCGGATGTGGTACGGCTAACGAGGAAGCAGAGGGTATTCAACTGAGCCGCCTCGATGTTGGCATCTATTTATTAACTGGCTCTGCTGGTCTCGCTTCTTCTGGCTGGCAACTTTTACCTCCAATGGACCCAGGCGGAATGGGAGAGATGGGTATAGTTGAAGCGGAGCAAACTGAAAGTGGTGGCCTTACGGTGCGCTTGTTTAAGCGAAAATACATGCTTAACGATGAAGGAGAGATCATTAAAACGAAAGGGGCACCTATGGATGTTCCGTCGAACAGCTGGATCGATGTGCGACTCGACATGCCTGAAAACAGTGTATGGAATCTGCGCCAGGAAGCAGCTTTGGAAGCTGCGGAGAATGAATCTGGTTCGTAATTAAATGTTGGCAGCCAGATAACAGATGGCTGCCATATTTTGTCACATACCCACCTGGCGAACTGTCGGAAACTAAGACACAAGCCACATATCTGCCTCTTCAAACATTTCCTCCAGCATGCGGTTGAGCTTTTCCCGATCGCTTTTGCTGGCATCGCTATTCAGGGCGTTTGCCTGCATAGGCTTCACCTTCACCTCGGCATCAGGGAAAATCTGGTGCACCCGCTTCGTCAGCTCGGCCAGAATAATTTCTCTGGCCCCTTCAAGCCCCTCTACATTACGCTTATCATAAACCAACTCAACGAACATCCCTTACCCTCCTTGCTGACTTGATCTGTGGATATAAAAATACTACTGTATATGCATACAGTCAATGAGCAAGTGAGGGTGCTGCTATGCCTCGTCAATATGATATTCACGCAGCTTTTTTAGCCTCTATAGAACAAAACCCAAATGGTTACCTTTGTCTCAAAACAAACAAATTCATCAATAATTTGCGTGAAAAGAACTGGCATTTCAGCCAGGCAGACGCGAACGCATAGATTGAGAGATACCAGCCAGATTTTGCTGATAAGACGACGGACGGCAGTGATAACCGTTACTGGATCCTGCGTAACATGGGGAGGGTATTCTGATGGGCTTTCCATCGCCAGCAGCAGACTACGTTGAAGAACGCATATCGCTCGACAAGCGCCTTATCGCGCATCCTTCAGCCACGTACATGATGATAGCCGGCTCTACATACCTGCGCGCCGGAATCATGAAGGGCGCCATGCTCATCGTCGATTCATCACTGACACCAAAAGACGGCTCTTTGCTTGTCTGTGCTGTAGAAGGTGAGTTCAGGATCATGCGCTACAGGACACATCCGCAGCCGTGCCTGGAAAACCCTGAAAATGGAAGGAGGGAGTCGTTACCGTTGAAGGACGATGTGTCTGATACATCGCGGCCGGTGTTTGGGGTGATCACTTACAGCATCAACGATGCTCGCTGTGGAGAGTTCGACGACTGCCCGGTTATGTGATGTGGAAACTGCATAGCTATGCCCTGCGGCATGGCTGTGCATTCTCTGTGTCACAGATGTGTCATGCATTAATGAGCCATAACGAAACGCAGAAGCATATAACGACACGTAATGACACAAACCCGGCGCGAGCGCGGAAAAACCAATGATATTACAGTGCGTTAAATAGTACTCTACGTTCTTCTAAGCCGTAGGTCGTAGGTTCGAATCCTACAGGGCGTGCCATTAAATTTCACAGATTGCCGCCTGCGCGACGTCCTGCTGATTTTCTCCATGAAATACCCCTCGCGAAAGTAGCGTTAACGCACATTTTTCACAGCACAATTGACTGTTATAACAGTATTTTTCTTACCCTATGGCAATTTTGCTATTCCTCTACCATGCTCATATCACCTCACTCTTACTCGTGGGGCTTTTCGTAGTTGCTGATTAATCTCAAGGAAAAAGGTTATGAAAAAAACGACTGCTATTTTGATGGGCACTGCATTTCTGTTTACCACCAATACCTTTGCGGCTGAACTGCTGACGAAAAACGAGTTTGAGAAAGTGGAATCACAGTATGAAAAAATCGGTACGGTTAGCACTTCCAATGAAGTCTCGGTAGACGACGCGAAAAAAGAGCTGATCGAGAAAGCCGATAAAGAAGGTGCTGATGTTCTGGTGCTGACTTCCGGTAATACCAACAACAAAATTCACGGTACCGCCGATATTTTCAAGAAAAAATAA